ATCAGTCCGGTAGACGTACCCTTCCAGAGCAACATCGGACGCGACAAGGCCTCCCAGACCTTCACGGAATGGCAGACCGACACTCTTGCTGCGGCGGTAACGACCAACGCGCAGCTCGAAGGCGACGACATCGTCTCCACCACCGACACCCGCGCGGCGACCAACCGTGTAGGAAACTACACCCAGATCAGCCGCAAGATCGTCTCGGTCACGGGCACTTTGGAGGCCGCCAACAAGGCGGGCATGCGCTCGGCCAAGGCCTACAACCTTGCCAAGGCAGCCAACGAACTGAAGCGTGACCTCGAAAGCACGCTGACCGGCACGCAGGCGGCGGTGGTGGGCAACAACACCGTCGCGAGGCAAACGGCAGGCTTGGGTGCGTGGATCATCACCAACTACATCAACGGCAACAACACCGCAGGCGGTGCGCCCACGATGTCGTCGGGTTCCGATGGCTATCCGCAGACGGCGGCGGTGGCAACAACGGCGAGGACGGCCACGGAAACCGTGCTGAAGAGCGCGATTTCTAAGGTGTGGACGCAGGGCGGCTCTCCCGACTTCGCCATGACGGGTCCGTTCAACAAGACGGTGATCTCTGCTTTCTCCGGCATCGCCACGCGCTTCCGTGACGTTCCCGCCGGCCGGCAGGCCCAGATCATCGGCGCGGCGGACGTCTACGTGTCAGACTTCGGCACGATTTCCATCGTTCCGAACCGGTTCCAGCCGGAAACCCAGATCTACCTGGTCGACAAGAGCATGGCGGGGGTGAGTTATCTCCGGCCGTTCCAGAGCGTTCCGATGGCCAAGACCGGCGATGCGGACAAGACGATGCTGATCGTTGAGTACGCGCTTAAGGTCCGAAACCAGCGGGCCTTTGCCAATATCTCCGACTGTACCACCGCGTAATGAACACGCCATAACTGTTGAGGGGACCTGGGGCGGCGGGACCACGCAACCGTCGCCCCCCTTTTCAAATGAAAATGATCTTGGACCACGACCCGGTGACGGGAATCTCCCACTGGGTCGACACGGACGAATCAACCGGCATCACGACCTATGGCGCCGACCAGGAAGTGACGCCCATCCTCGAAGCCAACAGGCAGGACTACAACGAGAGCCATGGCAAATGGGGCGAGTGGGCCCGCGTCGGCTCGATCCCGATGACCCTCTGGATGCAGTGGTACGAGGAGGGAATCATCAGCGACCAGAAGGAACTCAAGAAGCGCCTCAACGACATCGGCTTTCGCAACCTCAGGACCAGACCGGGAACTCTATGATTGAAAGATTCATGGCGAAAGTTTCTCCCGAACCCAATAGCGGGTGTTGGTTATGGGACGGTGCTGCCGACGCCATGGGATATGGCCTGTTCTTCATTGGCGATAGGAACAAGAATAAGCGCGCCCATATCGTCTCTTATGAATTGCATTGCGGGCCCGTTCCTAAAGGCCTGATCGTTCGCCATCGTTGTGATGTGGCTTCATGTGTCAACCCTGCGCACCTCTTGACGGGCACAAAGGCCGATAACATGCGGGATAGGCACGAGCGTAACCGGACAGCACGAGGCGAAAGAGCATCGAAGGCCAAACTAACCGAGCAGAACGTCCGAGAAATCAGGGCAAGCATCGAAACCAACACCGCTCTTGGAAAGAAATTCGGCGTTCATAACAGCATCATCTCGGACGTCAGAAATCGCAAGTCATGGAGGCATATTTGAAAATCGGGATCGTTACGCCCGCGAGAGATATTGTAGACACGGGTTTCGCCTTCGATGCGCAGAATATGATTGGCTATACATGCGCTCATCATCCTGAGCTTGTGCTTGGCTCGTTCGTCAGCAAGGGGACAATGATCTTTAATCAGCGCATTGACTTGGTGCGCGAGGCGATGTCGGAAGGCTGCGAATACATCATGTGGCTTGATTCGGACATGCGCTTCCCGAAGGACGCGCTGGTCCGCCTCCTCGCCCACAAGAAGGACATCGTGGCCGCGAACTACGTGACGCGCCAGGTGCCTCCCGAGCCGGTCAGTTTCCAGCTCACCGACGACGGCAAGCTATGGCGGCGTGTTCCGACGTTGGCGGCCTCGACAGGCCTTGAGAAGGTCACGGGCGCCCCGATGGGCTGCATGCTGACCTCGGCCAAGGTCTTCAAGAAGATGGACAAGCCGGACGTGCCGATGTTCTGGTTCCAGTACTCGACGAAGAACCACACGACGCTCGGAGAGGACATCTACTTCTGCATCAACGCCGGTCGCTACGGCTTTGACATTTTCATAGATCATGACCTCTCCAAGCAGGTCCGCCATGTCGGGATCTTCGAGTTCGGCCATGAGCATGTCGACGAGAATGCCGCCCTCTCCATGCGGGCCGAAATAGACGCCGCGATCGTCACCGACCTGCACAAGGCTCCGGAGGACAGGAAACCGGCCGAGGTCGTTCCTCTTGCAGTGACGCCCCGCTATATCGGTGCCGAGGGCGTCCACAAGAGCGTGGTCAACGAGAAAGTCGGCTGATGGCACTCGACGGCACCTACACCGGACTGAAGGCCTCGGTTGCCGATTGGCTCAACCGCCAGGACCTGACGAGCCAGATTCCCGACTTCATCACCATCGGTGAAGCGCGGATGAACCGCAAACTGCGGGTCCTGCAGATGGAAACCCTGTCTGACGGAACCTCCGCAGACGGCCTCGTGGCCGTGCCCTCGGACTGGCTGGAAACGCGCACATTCCGGCTGGAAGACCCGACCGCAGGCCAGCAGATCCTTGAATATGTCGGTGAAGAGGAGTTTGACCAGCTTGAGGCGAGCGGCCTCACCAGCACGACCCGCTACTACACCATCATCAATGGGGCGTTTCAGGTCCTTCCCGTCCCGACGGCGGCGGTGAGCTACGACCTCCGCTACTACGCCAAGATCCCCGCGCTTTCTGGGACCAATGCCAGCAACTGGCTGCTGCTGAAGTCGCCCGATCTCTACCTCTACTCGGCGCTGCTTGGAGCGACTGTCTTCCTGAAGGATGACGACCGTCTTCCCCTCTGGGCCGGCGCCTGGAACGAGATCACCGAGGACATGAAGATGGAGAGCGAACGCGCCAAGCGTCCGACGACCCGTCTTCGCACCGTGAAGAGTACCTTCGGATGAGCGTCGTGTACTCCCTGACCACCAAGAACGCCAGGATGCAGCTCGTCGCCAACCTGATCCAGACCATGGTGCTTGGCACGAGCGCGCTTTCGGGTGCCACGGGAGTTTTGGCAACGATCAATCTCGGCGCCACGACCGTCTCGGGCGGCGTCCTGACGCTCACGAGCGTGCCGATCACGACCACCGGGACCGCTGCCGGAACTGCCTCCAAGGCCGAGCTGCGTGATGGAACGGGAACAACGATTGCCTCCGGTCTTGCCGTGGCGACCACGGGAACGGAAGTCATCATCGCCAACCCGAACATCACGCTGGGCGAGAGCCTGACGGTCAATTCCGGGACGCTGACCCATGGTTGACCGATGACCGCCTGGAGCAGCACCAACAAGAACGCCAATATCACGTTGTTAAATGGCGGCCTGACGGCGAGTGTCAGCGACAACCTGACCACTCATTATGCTGCTCGCTGCGATACCCCCATCACGTCCGGTCTGAAAAGATACCGGGAACAGACCGTCAGTTCGGCGGGCTGGGTGGCAAACAACGGCAATACCAATGGCCTCGGCATCGTCAACAGCAGCTTTACCTTTGGGAACAATAGCTTTCTCGGCTCCGATACCAATTCGATTGGATATTACAATGTCACTGGATCGGTGTTCTTCAACAACGCCGTGCTGACAACAATCGGGTCGTATTCCACGGGAGCGGTGATCGGCGAGGCGGTTGACTTTACCGCAGGGCACGTCTGGTGGACCCTCGATGGCTTGACCTTCAACAATGCCGCCATCGGCTCACAGAACCCCGTTGGAAACGTCGGTGGGATCGCGTTGCCTTCTGGGGCATCGCTCTTTGCGGCGACGGATGTTCTCAGCATCGATCAATTGTCGCAGAACACCGTGAATTTCGGAGCGACGACGTTCACCTATGCGGCGCTCTTTGCGACCCTTCAGGCGGCCGGCTACACCGCCTTCGACAGCCCTCCTGTCGGCGTCCCCTTCGCCCAGCAGGTGATGTGATGGCCACCACCTGGAGCGCCTCCAACAAAAGCACCCATGTCACGCTGACCGGCAGCAACCTGATCGCCACCGCCGACGGGACGACGGCAGATGTCAACGGACGAAGCGATACGTCGGTTTCGGGATCGCAAAGGATTTTCTGGGTAATGACCTTCAATGCCGGCGGTGGCACGGACAATGGCATGGGGATTGCCAACGCTTCGTGGACCTTCGCCGACGGCTCGTTCATGGGCCTCGATGCATTCCTGTCGCTGGGCTACTACACGACCGGCAACGTGTTCCTGAATAACGGGCTTGCCGCCGCGATTGCCACCTATACCGTAGGTGCGGTGCTCGGCGTTGCGCTGGATCGCGGTGCTGACAAGGTATGGTTCTTCAACGGCACCAACTGGAACAACGACGTGATCGGCAACCAGAACCCGGCGGTGGGCAGCCAGGTCGGCGGCATCACGACGGGCATCACGGGCGCCCTGTTCCCGGCCTACGAGGTGTCGAACCTCACCGCCAACGGCCAATGGACGCTCAACGCCGGAGCGACGGTGCTGCCCTATCCGATCCCCACGGGATTCTCGACCTTCGACGACACGATCCTCTCGCAATCGGTGATGTGATGAGAAGCAAGCGCGACCAGACCGGCGAAATCCTGATCGACCACACCTTCAGCCCCGGCATCAGCCCGGAATGGGCCGCCGCGCACGGTGCAGGAATGGCCGTGGCGGGCGGCAAGAAATGGGAGAGCGCCGTCAAGGCCTGCTCACACTGCGGGGCCGACGTGTACCTGAATCCGATGCGCCAGCGCGCTCGGGAGTGGTGCATGGGCTGCGACAGATACATATGCGATGCCTGCGGGTATCTCAAAAAGCTCGGACGGCCCTGCAAGACTTTGCAGCAACAGCTTGAAGAGGCATTCAACGAAACGCAAAACGTAAGGAGCTTCTAATGGGTACTTCAGTCTTTGCCGTGGGCACGTTCAGCACGGGCACGGGAACAGCCAGCGGGTCCAACCTGACCAACGGCTCGTACATGGCGCTGCAGGGCGGCACGGCCACGCAGGTCAACTTCGTGGAGGAAGTCTATATCGGCGGCCAGGCCACGGCCTCGGCGCCGATGATAATGCTGCTCGGTCGCGATTCGACCGTCATGTCGGGCGTAGCGGCGCTCGCTTCTCCCAACAGCAACGGTCTCACCAATCCCTCGGGCGCGGTGGTCACGGCCATCGCGGTTGCGGCCATCTCGGCAACCACCGTCGCGGTGAGGTCAAGCGCCATCACGTTGTCGCTCAAGAACTTCACCTTCAACGGCTTCGGCGGCATCGTGAAAGCGAGTTACCAGAACACGCAGGACCGCTTCGGCATCCTGGGCGCCTCGGCCTCGCTGGGCGAACTCTCGCTCAGTGCCTTCACCGGCACGACCTCGGGCTCGGTGGGCGCCCACATCATCTACGAGACGATGTAATGCAGGTCCATTATCCCAAGGCCGGCTATCTCTACCTCCTGAACCAGCTTCAGAAGGCGGATGAGAACATCATGTGCCTGATCAATCTCTGCGTCGAGAAGGACCAGAAGATCGCCGAACTGGAGGCCAACCTTGTCGTGCCTCCGGACCAGAACGTGGTGAACATGAAGCCATGAAGATCGTCGTCATCATCCCGAGCCGCACGGCTCCTTTCAAGCTCCAGGAAATGCTACAGGAAGCGCGGCGTCTGGAGTCGGGGAAGCACGACGTCCGCTATGTCGTGGGCATCGATGACGACGATCAGAATACACTCGCCATGGGGACGATGCTTCGCCTCCAGTCTCCGCAGTACCGTTATCGCGTGTTCAAGCGCATGTCCTCGCTTGGCCAGATGAGCAACATCATCGCCGGAGAGAACCCGTCCGACTGCTATTGCTCCCTTGGTAACGACGCGGAGATCATGACCCATGACTGGGACGAGGCCATCCACAAGGCGTGGTCCGTACGGCCGGATGGCGTGTTCTGGTGGAAGGGCTGCGAGTGTCCGATCGTCTCAGACCGCTGGTTCAAGGCGGCAGGCTACCTCTACACCGACTATTTCCCCTTCTGGTGGGACGATAACTGGCTGATCCAACTCTGGGCTATGGCCAGTGACGGGCCTCAACTGTTCATCGAGGCGGCCCTGGCGGACAAGCCATTGGGGACCCTCCGAATGCGCGATCTCCTGTTCTGGACGCGCTTCTACGGAGCGATGAAGCCGGAACGGCAGAGGGAGGCGGCCCGCATCGCAATCGCCCTTGGCTGGCCTGTCGGGTCGCTGGAAGACGAGACGGGCGACGTGAAGGATCATTTCTGGAAGATGATCGAGAGCGTCGAGAAAGGGCAGGGCGAGAAGGAACCGCCGACGCCTGAGTACCTGAAGGCGTTCGAGCGCGCCCAAAGGCTGGTGGCCTGATGGCAACGGTCATCCGCCCTCCGATCATCACGAACAATCGTCCGAAGATCGACGGAACGCACCTGCGCCAGTTCGTTTCGGCAGGGCTGGCGCTTCTCACGGCTGTCGCCTTGCCGGTTGGTCAGGCCAGACACACCAACGTCGGCTTCGATATTCCCAAGCCGAGGGTCGACCATAATCAGGAACGTCAGTTCGCTTCACCCGGTCTTTCTCTTCGTCTGGCGACCACGCCCGCTTTCAGGACGATTGACTGGCGCATTCCACACCGGGCACCTCCCAGGGCGCCGGAAACCCCTCCGCTCAACATTGCCGCGCTCAACACGGTCGTTGCTGCCACCAAGCCCTTCCTTCTGTCCGACTGGGCTCTCCCGCAGAAGTTCCGACCCGGCCCTCCCGACGCGACATGGTCGGAGTCGCTTGCGCTCTCGGTCGCCAACCAGTCTCCGATCCTTGATGTCCTGTTCAGCCGTCCGCCGCTGCGGAGTGTTCCGTTAGCTCCCGATACGGCTTTTGCAAACCTCGTTCCGCTCTACACGGTCGTTGTAACGACGGCGCCGTTCTCCCAGACCGACTGGCCGCTTCCGAAGAAGGGCCTGCTCGACCTGCCGGATACGTCGTGGGCGTCGTCCCTGACGCTGCTGGCGCCCAAGCCTTTCCTTCAGTCGGATTGGCAGCTTCCGCAGAAATTCCGGCCTGATCCTCCCGACGTAACGTATAGCGAATCTTTAGCCATTTCGTTTGCAGGTCAGCCTTTTGTGCAATCGGACTGGCCGCTGGCGAAGAAATCGCTGCCTGCGCCGCCGATCTATTCGTCCAGCGAGTCCCTGGCGCTCACATTTACAGGCCAGCCGTTCGCCCTGCGTGATTGGCCTCTTTCTGTCCTTTCCCGGCCGTCTCCGGAAAGCCAGGTCCAGAACATCGCGACGCTGCGGACGGTCGTCGCTGCAGCCAAGCCCTTCCTGCAGCTTGGCTGGGACCTCCCGCGCCGCATAGACAGCCCGCTTGCGCGCGACAGGCAACGGCAGAACGACCTCGCCCGGCAGACTGCAGTCAGGCTCCCGGCGCAGCCATACGACTGGCCCGCTCCGAAGGGCAGGCGTCTTCCGACCCCCGACACGATCTATGGCACGCCGCAGCAGTTCAAGAGCGTCGCTCCCGCCATCATCACGCTGGCCGCGACGGAAGCGCAGGACACCGGAGCCTTCAATCTCTCGTTCTGGAGGGTGGAACCGATTCCGCCCGATGGATGGACGCCGGAGACTCCAGCGGCCGACACATGGACAGCGGTTCCCTTCACGGCGGCAGGCTGGATACGCGAGTTCGTTCCCGGCGCGGGGCCGGTGCTGCAGTTCGTCAATAACGCCGGGGATTTGATAAAGTTCGTCAACAACAACGGCGACGAGATCATCTTCACCGCCAACCAGGTCGACATCTGGAACGCCGAGGCCGCCTCCTCCGACACATGGACCAAGCGCAATGGTTGAGCCTTTCTTCATCTCCCGATGCAGCACGTTCGACCATCAGTCGTCGGCGACACTAAAAGCCTGGACGATGAACCAGTCCGGAGAGGCCCGGCAGTTGGGTGCCAAGTTCGGCCGCGTCAGCACGCATCCCCATACGGGCGAAGTCGTCTACGAGGCATGGAAAGAACAGAACCCTGAGACAGGCGCCCCGCGCTGGGCACAGAGGGAGGACTGAGCCTTGGCCAACTCGTTCACGGCGAACTTAAATTTGGAGAAACCCGAAGTTGGGGCCGACAGTAATTTGTGGGGAGGTCATTTGAATTCAGACCTCGACCTCCTCGACTCGATCTTCACGACGGCGACGACGCGGCCGATTGCTTCCCAGATCCTATCAAGCACCAGATTCCTCGACGCAACGACGACCAGCAAGTCCGTTCTTCTGGTCCTCTCCGGCATCACGACGACGACAGGCCGCAATCTCACGGTGCAGGATGCGGATGGCGTGCTTGCCTATACGGCTCAGGTGGCTGCCGCGACGACGGGCATAGTGACGGGAGCGGGGGTGGCTGCTGCAACGGCGACTTTGGTTGCCCTTCTTGCGGCATCCGCTTTCACCAGCACGGCGGTGACGGGCGTCACGACTACGGCAGGCGACAACAGCACGAAGTTCGCCACGACCGCCTATGCCGACCGCATCGGCGTGCAGCAGATCGTCACGAACATCACCGGAGCGTTATCGACAGGAACCACCCAGATTCCCGTCGATGACACGATCCCTCAGAACACCGAGGGCGACCAGTATATGTCGGCCTCGATCACGCCTCGGAGTGCCACGAGCAAGCTCATCATCGACGTGGTGGCCAATGCCTCGCAGAACAGCGGGGCAGCGGCCTATGTCACGGCGGCGCTTTTTCAGGACAGCACGGCCAGCGCCCTTGCGGCGTCCCTTCAGGCGTCCGAAACCCAGTTTGAGATGGTGAATATCTCGTTCCGTTGGGTGATGACCAGCGGCACGACAAGCGCCACGACCTTCAAGGTCAGGGTGGGAACATCCACCGCTGCGACAACCACGTTCAATGGTTCCGCGAGCGGGCGGATTTTTGGCGGTATATTCGCCTCCTCCATCGTCATCACGGAGGTGGGTTTCTGATGCCTCTGATTCCCGTCAAGCTTCCTCCCGGTCTTGAGCGCAACAACACGCCCTACGAGACGACGGATCGCTATTGGGACTCGAACCTCGTGCGCTGGCAGTCGGGGTCCATCGTTCCCGTGGGCGGCTGGAGCAGGTTGACGGCAACTCCGCTAAACGGAGCGATCCGGAAGATCCATGTCTATCGCGACAACAGCGATCAGCGCCACATCCTGGTCGGCACCGACACCAAGCTCTACGAGGACAACGGCAGTAGCTACACGGACATCACGCCTGCTGCATTCGTCCCGCTCAATTCTCCCGGTGTCGGTGGCTATGGAACGCTGACCTACGGCTCCTCGACATGGGGAACACCGAGGTCAGGGTCGTCCGGCATCTTCTCTCCCTTTTCCTACTGGACGATGGACAACTGGGGCCAGGACGTGATCCTGACAGCCAACAGCGACGGACGGATTTTCTATTATTCGACGGCCACGGCCACGGTTGCGCCAGCGGTCGTCACGACCGCTCCGACCGGAAACAACGGTGTTGCCGTCACCCCCGAGCGCCACGTGATTGCCTTCGGACAGGTCGGATCGAGCGGTTCGGTCTTCCGCGTGGCGTGGTGTTCGCGTGAGGACTATACCGACTGGAACTTCGCCAGCACTACCAACACGGCAGGTTTCCAGGACCTCGATTCGCATTCTCCGCTGATCGCCGCTACACAGGTTCGTGAAGGCCATCTGATCTTCTCGCGCTCCGATGTCTATCTCATGCAGTACGTTGGAGAGCCTTTCATCTTCGGCTTCACGTGGCTTGCAATAGCGCCGATGATGCATCCTGCTTCCATCGTTCCCTTCAACGGGAGGGCCGCATGGCTCGGTCGCAGCGGCTTTCAGATGTACAATGGCGGCGTCATCAGCGACCTTCCTTGTCCGATCCTGAATGACATCTTTGCCGAGATGGACCCGACCTACGGGCAGTTCCGCATTCACGGAGCCTTGAACGGCCGCTTTCCCGAACTGTGGTGGTTCTACCCGACCTCGGGAAACACCGAGGCCAACCGCTACGTGATGTTGAACTATGACGAGAACTGGTGGGCGTGGGGGATGCTGACCCGTTCGGCGATGTCGTCGGCTGTTACCGATATCGCTCCCTTCATGGGCGGTACCGACGGCAACGTCTACCAGCATGACGCGCCCAATGTATGGACCGACGCGGGCAATCCGCGCTTCCAGAACATCTTCATCGAGACGGGAGCGTTGAGCGTCAGCGACCGCATCGTGGACATCAACCAGATGCTGGTGGCGACGGGAGACGGGGCGACGCAGGTCAAGACGACCTTTTTCTCCCAGTATACTCCAGAAGGAGCGGTGAACACGTTCGGCCCCTACACGCCGCGCTCCGATGGCTATACCGACACCCGCGTCTCGGGCCGGGGCGTCCGGATGCGTCATCAGCCTACCGCCGATGGCATGTGGGGCGTAGGTTCGACGTTCTTCGACATTCCCCAACAGATTGGAAAGGGAGCCAGGCGATGAGGGTCCAGTTTCCTGCCTTTCCCGGCCCCCTCGGGCAGCAGTTGCAGCAGGCCTTCCAGATCGCTGCCACGGCGTTCAACAGCGTCGTTTCCAAGGATGAGAGTACCGACCGCGTGATCCTGCGTTCACCGAACGGAACCAATTATGCGATCACAACCAGCGATGCGGGTGTACTTACTACCACCGCTATCTCAGGCAAGACCCGTGAAATCTAAAGCCCTCACCCCGGATCAGAAGATCGAGCGCATCAAGAAGGCGCTGCACTATGCCGGCGACTATCATACATGGGAAGACGTGGTCGATGGACTTGAGGACCGCAGGTTCCAGATCTTCGACAACAGCGACGGATGTATCATCACCGAGATCATCCAGCTTCCGGGCGGACGATACCTCAATGCCTGGATTGCCGGAGGCAGGCTTCCGGGCATCATGAAGAACGTGCCCGAGATGGAGAAGATCGCGAGGAAGAACGATTGCAAGCAGATGCTGGCCTTCGGGCGCATCGGCTGGGACAGGGTTCTCCCGAAGTACGGATGGAAAAAGATCGGCGTGGTCTACGCCAAGGATGTGAGCAATGCCTAGCAAGCCCGCTGGAAACAGCAATCAGCAGACGTCGTCGACGACGCAGGTCCAGCTTCCAGACTGGATCAACAGTGCCGCGCAGGGAATCGTGGGGGCCTCGCAGCAGTACGCCCAGAACCTGCCTCAGTATCAGGTCGCGCCGATCACGCAGGGCGGACAGCAGGACATCCAGGCCCTGCAGAACAACGTCGGTTCGACCAACGCGGCCTATCAGCAGGCGCAGACGGGCACGCAGCAGCAGGCGAACTATAATCCGCAACAGGTCACGCCGGGTTTCCTGTCCGGAACGGACCTCTCGCCCTACATGAATCCCTACACCCAGAGCGTCATCAACGCGACGATGCCATTGATCGACCAGCAGCGGCAGTTGGCGAACAACCAGAGTGCAGACCTCGCGGCGAAGACGGGAGCGTTCGGTGGCTCGCGGCAGGGCGTGCAGGAGGCGGTGAACAATGCGCAGTCCGGGCTCTATGCCGGGCAGCTCGGAGCCCAACTCAATCAGGCGAACTTCGGGCAGGCGCAGGCAGCGGCGCAGGCTGACCTCAACCGCAGCCTGACGGCGCAGCAATCCAATCAGGCGGCGGGACTACAGGGAGCAGGGCTTAATCTCGCTGCCAATCAGCAAATCGGCAATCTCGCATCGCAGGGTCAGAATGCTTTCTTGGCAGGCGCGCAAGGCGGCATGGCAGGGCAGACACAGTTGCAGCAGCAGCAGCAGGCAGTGTCCAACTCCCCATGGCAGGACGCGCTTCAGCGGATGCAGTTGCAGGAGCAGGCCATCGGTTCGGTGCCCTATGGGCAGACGCAGACGTCGACGGGAACAGGGCCGGGGCCGACAAGCAACCCATGGCTCACCGGCCTTGGCGGGGCAGCTTCGCTTGCCAGCATTGCGGGCACTGTAGCGCCCCTTCTCTCGGATCGCACCATGAAGACCGACATTGATAAGATCGGCAAGGATGAAGAGACGGACTTGCCTCTCTACGCTTATCGTTACAAGACCGACCCCAAGACCTATCCCAAGATAGTCGGCATCATGGCGCAGGATGCCCAGAAGAAGTATCCCGAGCAGGTGGTCGAGGTCGGCGGCAAACTTGCCGTGCGGAGCAACTTCCTGAGCGGCATCATGGAGCGAGCCAATGGCAACCCCTGAACAGGTCGCCCAGTTCAAGCTCGACAACTGGCAGCACGCGCTCGCCGTCTCGAAGCAGACCGGCGTTGACCCGCGCATCGTCATGGCGCAGGCGGGTGTGGAGAGCGATTGGGGAAACGCGGCTCCGGGCAACAATGTGTTCGGCATCAAGGGGCCGGGACAGACCCTGCAGACGCAAGAGGCGGGACCGGACGGCAAGCTCTACAACACGACCGACTCGTTCAGTGCCTATCCCTCGACCGCCCACAGCTTCTCGCATTATGCGAGCCTGCCCATCGTACAGAAGGTCGGACAGGCGGGAGACTATGACTCGCAGATTGGAGCCTTGAAAAAGAGCGGCTATGCGACGGCTCCCAACTACGCGAGCGTGATCGACAAGACGGCGCAGGACCTCAAGGTCCCTGAAGGCGTCGCGCCCTCTGTCCTACCGATTGTCCAGACAACGCAGGTCAATGGTCCGGGTCCCGGTGGGTCGGGCGGTGCGTCGGTCGTGCCTCCCGATCCTCGAAATATCTACACTGCCCCGGATGCTCCCGCTGATGTGACAGGACAGAACCCGGACAATCCGATGCCTACCAAGACGCTTATTCCGGGCCGCACCATGCAGGCCCTCAATGCGCAGGCGACCGGTTTGTTGGCAGCAGGGGCGCCGACGCAGATCGCACCGCAACGGGCGATTCCAATGCTGCAGGTCAATCGTCCAAGGGCGCAGTTGAATGCGGCCCCGATCATCCCCGGCTTACGCGGACTGTTAGGATAACACCATGGATATCATGGACCTTTACCCAGAGCGCATCTCCCCGGAGCCGAATAGCGGCTGTTGGCTTTGGACGGGATCGACCAAGGGCGATAAGCGCATGTATGGCCGCATCTATCGCAAAGGCCAAGATCGTTATGCGCATCATTTTTCTTATGAATGCTCACACGGAAAGATTCCGACTGGAATGGTTGTGATGCACAAATGCGATGTGAAAGGCTGTGTGAATCCCTCCCATCTTGAATTGGGAACGCCCCAGAAGAATGCGAAGGATGCAATTGATCGTGGCCTCAACAATACGCCCGGACGTCCTCCCAAGGCATCGCCTGCACAGATCGCTAAGATCAAACATCATTCTAAAACGAAACAGCCCCGAGGGTTTTGGCTTTCTCTAGCGAAGGAAATGAATCTTTCGCCGCTTATTGTTTACGACGTTCACCTCGGCCGTTCGTGGAAACGAGTTTAACATGGCAGGCCTTCTCGACTTCCTCGCAGGCTCCAGCGATCCCAGCACCGCAGACCCTACAACCGGACTCGTGGATGCGCAGCGCAAGCAGCTTGCCTACGGGATACTGGGCCAGACGGGTGCGGCGTTGCTCGCAGCCGGCGCGCCGCAGATGCCGGGATCCGGAGAGCAGGGAAGGGCTCTTGCGCAGTTGGGAAACATTCCGGGTAATCTGGCGACGCAGCAGTCGCAGATGGTGCAGCAGAATGTGATGGTTCAGCGCGAGCAGCAGTTGAAGCGCGAGAACGAACAAAAGACGGAACTAGCTAAATATATGCAGACGCCGGAGTTTCAGGACCTGTTTAGCAAGCTTCCGCCGAGCGAGAAGGCAATCATCAGCGCGACTGCTAAGACGGGTGATGTCAGTGCTACGCTCAAGGCGTTGCAGGAGGCGCGGGTTTCAACGCAGCCGAAGTTTACGCCAGATGGCAGCGTTTATAATCCGCAGACGGGTGATCTCTACAATCCAATCACGGGAACTCACCTCAATGTTCTAGCGCAGACCTCTCAGCAGCAAGCTGGCACGGCGAGCGGCGGTGCGACCGCGACCAATGACATTCATGGCGACGACTATCTGCAAACCCTTTCACCCTCATTTGCCCAAACTGTAAAGGGCGTCGCTGAGGGGCGTATTCCAATGCCGACTGGCTTTATTATGAAGACGAGTTATGGACAGGCATTGATGAATGCGCTCGGTCAGTATGAACCCGGGTTTGAGGGCACGAATTACGGGGCACGATTTGCGACGGCTAAGGCCTTTGCGTCAGGCAAGGAAGCACAGGCGGTGCGGTCGTTGAATCAGGTTACGCAGCATATGATGGTTCTGCATGAAAAGGCAGCCGCTCTTAATAATTTCCAATCGCCGATTGCTAATAATGTATATAACTCTGTCGCCGGAGGAGTCTTCGGGTCCACCAAGCCAACCGATTTTATTGCCGCCGCCCATCCGGTAGCAGAGGAACTGTCGCGCGCTTTTAAGGGCGCAAATCTTTCAGATTCCGAAGTCCATGCTTGGGAAAAATCCCTCAATCGAGATATGTCGCCCGAACAGATGCAGGGTGCATTACAAACTATGCAAAGACTCTTGGAGGGTGCGCAGGACGCTCTTGAGAATCAGTATAAGAAAACAATGGGGAAGGACCTCAATCCTATTACGTCTGGTTCTAGAAATTCGATTGAATACATAAAGAGCCATCCGCTTGATAAGCCAGAAACATGGCCAGAGAAACAGGCCGCCAAGCAGCAGCAAGGAACTGCGCAACCACAAGGTAGTGGTGTGGCGCCTCCTCCTGCCGCCATTGCGATGTTGAAAAGCAATCCCGGTTTAAGGGCTGCGTTCGATGCCAAGTATGGTCCCGGCGCTTCTGCTGCGATCCTAGGTCAGTAGATGCCTAATCCCTTTGACCAGTTTGATGCGGCGCCGACATCGGCTGCAACGGCTAATCCGTTCGATCAATTCGATCAGCAGCAAGCCGATCCAGAAGAGGCCGCTCATCTTGCCAACGTAGAGGCCGGGAAGAAGGTTCCCGATTGGCTGCTTGCGATGACGCCGAAGTCGGCGGAGCCGTGGGTTCGCGAGGGCATGGGGGCTGTTGCCAATAGTGTTCCGGCCCTCCCCGGAAAAGTATGGCGCGGCGTCACATCTGCTGTCGACCGCGTCGCGCATGACATTGTGAACCCCGAAGATGCAGTCGCGGATGTAAAGACCGTCGCGAAGGGCGCGGCGAACGCTGTGATGAACCCCGGCGACACGCTTGCGGGCATCATTCATTCGTCATCTCAAGACCCCGCATCAGGCGCACTTAACGCTCTTACGATAGGCAGCGGCGGCAACCTCACGCTTGGTCGCGGCGTTGCCCAGGCCGGTACGAAGGCTGCTGACTTTGCTGATGCAGCGTTGCTTCGCCCGGTCAATGCCTTGGTGTCGGGTGTATCTGGCGAAGGCCAGCGCCTCGCGCAGAAAGCCGGAGAACTTGGAGGAGCCGAAGGTCGTGCATTCCGTGCCAACATAGCAGAGCCCGACTATGCTGGAATGCAGGCGACGGGGCAGAAAGGCATCAAAGGCCTGAAGGAGGAACGCGGCAGCGCATATCAGCAGGGCATACAGGACACAGCCGCAAGCAAGGTCCGCATCCCGTACACCGACATCACAAAAGCCACGCAGGATGGTCGCGCGCTGGGCTTGTCCGGAAAGTTTGTGAAGGACCCTTCGGTTATCGAAGCCATGGATGCGGTAGACAAAGCTATTGCCGAGCATCAGGTAATTCCAGGGACGCCCATCAGGATAACGCGCCAACTGCCATTGCAGATGGACGCGCTCAAACAGCGCGTCGGCAAGATTCTCGCGGAGCAGCCAGAAGGTTCGGCCGCGCAGAAGGCGGTTCTCGGCGTTTACGACACGATCAAGGGTAACATCGTCAAAGCCGTGCCGACCTATGCCAACGTCATGGACGAGTACGGCGGCGCATCGCAGGCCATCAATAACGCCGTCTCCCAACTCGGATTGGGCAGGCGAGCGACCCGTGGCTCTGCGGCCGGCAAACTCATGTCGGCACTCCGCGATACTGGCGCTGCCACACAGGTTACGAAGGGCGATGCGCTGGCTGACGTTGCCCGTCACGCACCCACGCTGCCTTATCAGATTGCCGGCGCGAGCATGAACCCAGTCTTGCCGCGCGGCATTGTCGCTCGCGGTGGTGCCCTGTTGCATGGACTGGAGGGGATAGGAATTGCGGGTTTGTTGGCGCACCTTCTTAATCCGGGAATACTCATTCCGACGCTCATGTCCTCCCCGCGTCTGGTCGGTAACGCCCGGTATGGAGTAGGTGCAGCAACGCGGGGTGCCCGCGCGGTCGGAGCGACGCAGGAAAACATCGGCAAGGCGGTAGAGGCTGCGCGCATTCGTGGTCTTCTGGACGATCAACAACAAGGTCCGAAGGGACTCCTCAACCCATGAAATACCTCCTCTTCCTCGCGCTGCTCTTCCTTCCCTTCCGGACAGAAGCCCAGACAGCCACCATCAACTGCACGGTGCCTATCTCGGTCAGCGGCACCTTTCAGTGCCCCGTCACCGTGACAGTGCCAGTGGTGCCCCCTCCTGTGGTGACGCCGCCCATCGTCATCCCTCCTGTCGCCGGCACCTGCCCGATGGGGAACGCCTTCCCCGATGGCTGCGCAACGGCGCCATTGAATGCGGTGACGCCGAGACACGCAGGCACCCTCGCGAGCTACGGGACCAACCGGCCGAAGTGGAACATGGCAGGTTCAGACTACGAGGTGGGCCTGGATAAGACCCTGACGCTCACCGATTGGCATGGGCTTCCAACGGCGGTCGTCGGCAGCGCCGGAACCCAGTATGTCCGCTGCACCAGCGGGGCGATGGTGCTGGACAAGATCGACTTCACGAAGGGAGGCGGAAGCTTCGTCTACATCGGTGCGGGCGATACCTGCACGTCGCTCAAGATCACGCGCTCCAAGATGGGCTGCGACTCGATTAATCAGAACGGCCCCGGCAACGTCGCGCTGGTTCAGGTCCAGAAGGTCATCCCAGTCACGATAGAGGACAGCGACATCGACCTTGGTGGCTGTCTTGGCATCGGTGGCGGACAGGTCGCATGGAGCTTCGGCAGCCTCACCTTCACCCGCGTTCACTTCGCCAACATGAGCCAGTCCAACCCGCTCAACCAAGGTGGCTGCCAATTCGCCTACGCGGCCACTCAAGGTGCCACCAACCAGAACGTGACGGTACAGAGTTCATGGCTGGGCGAGTGCAACAACGTGAATAGTGGGGCGCACAACAACATGGTGCAATGGGCACAGATCGCTGCGGGCAACAGCCTGACATTCAAATGGAACAGCTACGTTCAGACCATCAACAACAGCAGCACCGACCAGGGTGGTGAGATGGTCCAGACATATCAACAGGGAGGCACGGTCGCTTCTCCCGGCAAGCTCACCGCTGGCGACGTCAGCAACAACACCATCATCTGCAAGCGTTCGGCCACCAACCACACGACCTGCAGCAACGCCTTCAATGGCGGCGGCGCGGGTTGTGCGGGAACCTGCATCTTCGACTCGAACTGGATGGATGCGTCGGGTGCCTTCTCGTACAGCTATGGACGTGGCAACTCGACTGGCTGGGTTCCCCGCTCCGGATCGTCCCCATTCTTTGCGTTGGGCACAGGCGCTCCCGTTGGCTTCACACCCTGAGAACCATTGAGATATGCATTTTTATGCGAAACCTACATGATAGCATTTCTCATGCAATATGCGCCGGAGTGCTGAAAATGGGCGGCTCCACAGGCCTTTACAGGTCTTTGGTGATGATTTGCTTCGGCATTATCGGTGCGGGGATCTTGCGGGTGCTGAACCAGATCGACAACACGACGCAGATCGCACTCGATATGAAGACGGCCTTCCCGGCGCTCGTTGTGAGGGTCGACAGCACCGAGAGGGAAATTGAGC